TGATGTTCTCTTTGACTGATCCGCTAGGTACATCAACATCACGAAACTCGCCGGGCTGGATGGGGGTGTCATCTCCTTTGATTCGGAGTCCTCTGGTCTTCAAACCTCCGGGAAGGTTAGACAGAGTGCCTGCGTCTACCAGCTGACGAATGATAGATGTACCTGCACGGGCATATCCACCAATCAGATGAATTAAACCAAGACCATAGGCTCCAAAGCCGGGAACATAGGTGTACTGGACAAAATGTTGACGCTTTAGGCGGTGTTCATCTTGTTCAACCCAGTTTCTGCGGATGGAGAGAATCTCAGTTGTACCACGCTCTAAGGTGATGACGTAAGGAAGAGCAATCCCATCTTCATTTTCATAGCCGGGCAGGTCATAGTCTACGTGGATCTCATAGATCTGGTAACGGTCATCGTCATTGAGGTTGTAACCCTGATCTTCGGCTTTCTTTTTCTCTACGTCGGTGTAGAACTGAAGAGGATCTCCAAGCTCCTTGTCTACGTAAAAACCAGAGACTTGAAGCTTGCGGATGTCATTCTTTGTCTTGCGCATGATGTGGGTCACACGCTCTGATGTCATGGCACTAGAAGCACCATAAGGGATGATCACATCTTCTGCGGGTATAAAGATGGAAGCTTGACGGCCCATTGAAGGATCGTAGTAGACTTTTTTAAAAGCTGCGCCAGCCAGACCTAGAGAATACAGAAGGCGTTCATGCTCTGGTCGATACTCAGGCATTCCCTCTGTCAATCTATAGTTCATGTCATCTTTGACACGCTCCGCCGCCTCTTCTTTAAGTTTATCAATTGCGCCGATGATCTCGGTTTTGACCGGGCCTTGAGCAGGGAACGTTTCAATAATAGTCTCGCTTTGGAACCGTACAGCAGCTTCTGTGAGTACCGTTGAGAAAACACCGCAAGCACCGAGCCACGGTTCAGTACGCTCTTCATACTTCATCCCTAGAACATCTAGACCCTTGACATACATCTCAACCCATTCTTTACGGGAGTTGATGTCTGTATCCACCATTCCAATCAAGTCGCTGGCAATCTTTTGCAGTTCATCGTCCTCCATGTATTCTGCGAGGTTGTCTGAGAAGTCTTCCTCCTCAGTCTCTGGCATGAGGTCAACTTCCACGCCGTCAATACCAATCTTGAGACCTTCTGGGTTGATAATCTCAATCTCCATTGCCGGGGCATCGTCCATCTCCAAATCGTTTAAACCTAATGGAGCTTGGCTCAGTGATCGTTCAATGCTCATAATATTCCTTAGTAGTACTCTACTTTTCTACGTTGGTAAAAAGGTTCATCTTCTTCATCAGAATCGATGGAGATGAAGCCTCCCAAGCGAAAACGCATCAGAGCCTGACTGCTTGAGTCAACAAGGTCGTCGTGGTCGCCATTAGGGAAAGAAGCTAACTCGTCCATCACTTCTTCAGCCCATCGGGTTTCAGGACACCACACCATGCCAGACTCAAACAAAGCAGAGATAGCGTTTACACGCGATATCTTATCGTTTCCTTTGCCCGGCGTATACTCCGCGACCGGAATTCCCATCTTTCTCATCTCGTAGATCAAAGGCGCACCTGCTGCCCTCTTCTCAACAATCAAAGTGTCGGGTTCATATTCCCTGTACACCTCTAAAGCCTTACGCTTTAGATCAGGAAACTCCATGCGTTCTTTGAATGCATCTAAAAGAATGATGTTTGCCTTCAAATCACCGTTTTTGTTGGGATGTTGGAAGACACCCCATGTCGTGCAGGCAGAATAATCGGCTCTATTGTTCTTTTCAAACGCAGTATCCCAAGATTGAATGATGTATTCACATTCAGGGGGTTGTTTCTTGTCCCAAACCATCCAATGTTCACGCTTAATGATCGCGCCTTCTTCGGATGTGGGGTTCTGTTGGTACTGAGCCTCCCATTTAGACACTGGAAGCTCAGCTTTTAACGATTCAAGAGCAGCTTTAGACCAGAATCCGGGCCATAAAGGGTTCCCATTTGGCATAATTGCGGGAAAATCAATGACTTCCCACTGATCTACGCCATCTTTGTCCGAGTTTTTTAGGATTTGGCCTGTCAAATCCCTCTTAGCCCACCTAGTCATCACAATAATGATGGCCCCGCCGGGCTGTAAACGTTGCCTTGGCCCGGAAGTGAACCATTCATAGACATTATCAAACACCGCAGGGTTGCCTTGCTTGGCTTCCTGCTCTGAATGAGGATCGTCAATGATTAAAAGATCTGCGCCCTTACCTGTAACAGCGCCGCCAACACCGATAGCAAAGTAATCACCACCCACATTAGTGTTCCAGCGACCTGCGGCTTTTGAATCGCTCGATAGCTTAGTCTGAAATACCTTCTGATACTGTTCTGATGAAACAAGATTCCTAACCTTTCGTCCAAATCCGGTAGCCAACTCCGCAGTGTGCGCAGTCTGAATAATCTTCTTCTGAGGAAACTTCCCCAGAAACCACGCAGGCAACAAGAAGGAAGCAAACTCAGACTTGGTATGCCTAGGAGGCATATTGATAATCAACCTCTTAAGCTCCCCGTTAGCCACACGCTCAAAAGCATCTGCCATGATCTTGTGATGAGACCCAGATATAAAAATAGGCCACATCTGCGTCACGAAGTACAGGAAAGACTCCTTGCTACGCTCTATCTTATCCATCTCCAGCAAAGCCTGAATCTTTGCACGGTTCTCAGGAGATGCTCCAGAAACCATCCCCATGTACTTTTTAATCTCTGCGTGCGTTAATAAACTCATAGTCTCATCATAGCCTTCGCCGAAGTGTCCACTAACTTAATAGCATGAAACTTATAAGGCTTGGTCACAATGTGTCCGTCAGCCCTTAACCGATGAACAATCCTGTGTATGTTTGACTTAGACTTCAATCCAATCCCTCTGGCAATAACTTCATAAGACGGAGACACACCATGCAACCTGATGTATGCACGGATAAAGTCTAATACTAACTGCCTACGTTTGCTCATTCTTTAAGTTTAAACGCAAACACGAACGTTCGCAATACCTTTTCTGAAAATATATATACCCCCGGGGGGTTGGGTTTGGAAAAGGAAGGGGGGGTGTTCTGTGGAATGTATTTGGGAGAGTGGAATAGAGCGTATACGCGTGCGGGGTGTCGGCTCACGTCAAGTGGGGGTCGGGTACGGGTGGGGGTACGAGTATGCCCCCCGTTTAAACACCGCCCTCCTGCGCTCCTGCTACTGGTATCGAGGCGTGTAAACGTTTAGCGTCTACGTCTAGCACTGATGCCTTGGCTTGCTCTAGTAACTTCATGTGCCCTGACAGTTCTCGCTTCAATTGGTCTGCTGTTATCACTGCCTTGTCTTGTACTTCTGACGGGGTGAACAGCCCTGATGCCTTGCCTAGCAGTTCCAGTGCTTTTAATTTCGTACCCTCTTGAGTGGCCTTCTTGCTTAGTGCTAACAACCCTTTGAGCACATACCTTTTACTTGCGGCAAGGTCTTCACTCAGGTGTTCTGCTGTCTCCTCCCATGCTTCTTGAAGTATGTATTTGATCCTTGGGTCTTTCATTAGCTTGTTAGCTGATGCGCTGATACTTGCATCTGATCCAGTGTCGTTGCCATATGCATTCCTGTATGCACTTCTTAGGCTATCTCCCTGTATAACCCTCTGAGTGAATAATATTTGACGTGGGCTTAGAGGCTTGGGTCTCTTTACCTCTGATCCCTTATGTTCTCCATCCTTTCGCCTCTTAGGTCTCTCTGCGCTATGGGCTAACTGTTCCGCTTCGCTAAGGGTCTCGGGGCTTTCATCATCGCCCCATTCATCCACTTCCTCCATCGCCTGATCCAGTTCCGCCTTGTACTCAGCCTTGCTTGTCTTGCTCATGTTTAAACACTCCATATTTGTTAGTACCTACCAACTTTGCCCTGCTCCAACCCCTTGCAACGCACTGTTCGTATTATGCACAGTTTATCAACACCCTGTGGACAAGTCAAAAGTTATCCACAGGAAGTTATCCACAGTTTATCCACACCCCCCGAGTTATCCACAGTTTATACATTTGTTATACATTACTTATACAGTGCATAAAAACAACACCAAGAACTGAGTACATTGGTTCTAACGTAGTACTCAAAAGTAAGCGCGAACTGTATAAAGATACATGGCTCTAGAACGCATCAGAATCGATTTTGAGCCGTTTAAACCCTCCAAGCACCTACCCCCTTACCTCATCCCTGATCGACGATCCTGAGCCGTTCTGAGCGTTTTTTAATACTTTTGAACCGAGTGTTACTTTTGTACTGAAATGAATACTTTTTAGTCCAACTCACAAAACGTATTCCTACTAATAAAGAATGTCCCAAGTCCACCAACAACCCACAATATAATAACCCTACAGTTTACTCGGATAAATATTAGGTGTATTGACAGGCACTATCATTCTGTTAAAGTTCAGTTGTCGGTTGATTGTTCTTTAGATGTTTTCCC